CAGATCCAACTGCCGACAGAACTATAACATTACCAAATGTTTCTGGTACACTTCCTATTCTTGCTGCCGACAGTAACACAGCCATTACATCTACTCCTGCCGAAATAAACCTACTTGATGGCTCTGTAGCAAACACAGTTGTAAACAGTAAAGCTGTTGTTTATGGTTCTAGTGGTGAATTAGCAGGAGCTTTATCAACAGCAGCACAACCTAATGTAACTAGTCTTGGTACGCTAACAGCCTTGACAGTCGATGATATTACAATAAATGGTTCTACAATATCTGATGGCGGTGATTTTACATTAGATGTAGCAGGTGAAATTGTTCTTGATGCTGATGGAGGTAATTTCTTTTTTAATGATGGTGGCACAACTATTGGTAGATTAAGGAATGTTTCAAGTGATTTTGTAATAAGTTCTGAAGTTTCAGATAAAGACCTTATATTTAAAGGCAATGATGGTGGTTCAACAATAACTGCCCTTACACTTGATATGTCAGCAGGAGGAAATGCGACATTTAATGGTTCTATCTTTAGTGGTGGTAACGTAGTTGTTCCAAATGGTAATGGTATAGATTTTAGTGCTACTGCTGATGGTTCTGGTTCAATGGGTTCAGAACTTTTTGATAACTATGAAATTGGTTCTTGGACTCCAACAGATGCTAGTGGTGCTAGTCTTTCTTTTAGTGCTGTAACTGCTCCGACTTACACAAGAATAGGAAGAATGGTATATTTAGCAACTGAAGTAACATATCCAACAACATCAAATACTGCACAAGCAAGAATAGGTGGTTTGCCTTTTGCTGTAGCAAGTGGAACGGCTTTTGGAGGTTTTGTTAGATATAGTAACTCTGGCGAAACCACACCATTTATAATAGCAAATCCGGGTCAGTCTGACGTAATTTTATATGCACTTAATGGTGGCACATTTTCAAATGCTTTACTTTCAGGGCATAGATTTGATTTTGTTGCTGTATATCAAACAACATAAAGGAATAAAAAATGGCAATAACAAAAGAAACAGAAATACCAAAAATAGAAGTGGTACAATCTTGGAACATTCAAGTTGCTACAGATACAGTCATCAAAGAAGATGGCACAGAGATTAGTAGGTCAAGACATAGACACGTTCTAAATCCTGATTCAGACATATCAGGTGAAGAAGTCGCTGTAAGAGCAATAGCAAATGCAGCGTGGACTGACACTGTTAAAGCTAATTACAAGACATGGAAAGAAGCACAAGAGGTATAATCAATGGCATACATAGGAGTATCTCCTTCCAACGGAGTTAGGCAAAAGCATACATACACTGCCACTGCAAACCAAACATCATTTAGTGGTGCAGGTGCAGAAGGCATTTCATTAAGCTACCTTGACAGTAACTACGTTGACGTATATCAAAATGGTGTAAAGCTAAGTGAAGCTGACTACACATCTACTACAGGCACGACTGTTGTACTTGCTACAGGTGCTACTGTAAGTGACATGATTGAGATTATAGTCTATGATGTATTCTCTGTGGCAGACACTGTAAGTAAAGCAGATGGTGGTACGTTTGATGGCAATGTTGCTATGGCAGGTACACTTGGAGTAACAGGTGTAGTTACTGCAAACGCAGGAGTTGTTGTAGATGAGATGACACTTGATGGTGACAGACTTACAGCTACAGATACTTTTACTATTGATGCAGTAGGAGATATTTTTCTTGATGCTGATGGTGGAGATGTAATTCTTAAAGATAATGATGTAGAATTTGGTAGACTTATAAATGATAGCACAGATTTTAACATACAATGTGCTACGCAAGATAAAGATATAAAATTCTCAGGTAATGATGGTGGCTCTGGAGTAAATGCCCTTATACTTGATATGTCAGATAAAGGAAAAGCAATATTTAATACTGGTTTAAATATTGGAGATGGAACAGCCAACAATACTCCTTTTGATTTGGCAGCAGCAAATAGTGGTCAAGATGCTATATTTATTGCTAGTTCAGATGAAACGGCAGGTGCTAATGTAAAAGGAAATTCTATTGGGTTTGCTGCACCTGATGGGCATACTAATCGCCACGCTTCAATATCTGCTGTACAACATGGTTCAGATAGAGACCAAGTTGGATTAGCTTTTCATGTGCATACTTCTGCAACGCAAACAGATGCTATGGTGGAAGCTGCAAGATTTGATTCTTCTGCTCAACTACTTGTGGGTTGTACTTCACAAGCAGGAGGTGGAACAACTACAACAGGCGTAACACTAGGACCGGGATATCTCACAGTTCATAGAACAAATAATGCAAGTGCTTTTATAGGTCGTTCTAATGATGGTGAAATAGTACAATTTTATGAAAATCAAGACCAAATAGGAGTTATAGGTGCTTATTCAGACAGAATAGTTATAGGTGCAAATGACACTTGTTTAAAATTTGATGCAGGTAATAATTCTATTATGCCTTTTGATGTGTCAACTGAAAGTAATAGAGATAACGCTGTTGATTTAGGTTTTTCTAGTGTTAGGTTTGATGACGTATTTGCAACCAACGGAACAATCCAAACTTCAGACAGAAATGAAAAGCAAGATATAGAAGAACTTAGTGATGCAGAAAAACGAGTTGCTGTAGTTGCTAAAGGTCTTATGAGAAAGTTTAGATGGAAAGATAAGGTTGCATCAAAAGGCGATAATGCAAGAACTCACTTTGGTATTATAGCACAAGATTTACAAGATGCTTTTACAGCAGAGAGTTTAGATGCAAGTAAGTACGCAATGTTTTGTTCAAATACTTGGTGGGAAAAAGAAATATCTGTAGATGCAGTAGAAGCAAAAGATGAAGTTAAAGATAGTGATGGAAATGTTACTTCTGAAGCAGTAGAAGCAAAAGATGCTTATACAAGAATAGATACCAAAGAAGAAGCTACTACTGGCTACACAGAAAGAACCAGATTAGGTGTAAGGTATAATCAGTTACTAGCCTTTATCATATCGGCTATATAGGGAGTAAAGAATGACTAGAGCATCAGATACAGCAAAACTATTAGGAGCAGGTGCTACCATATTAGATGGTACAACTATAAGTACTGCTGATAATACTGCACAGTTAACTTTGACATCTACTGATGCAGATGATAGTGGTGGACCAATTTTAGATTTATTTAGGAATAGTAGTAGCCCTGCTGATGGTGATGCTTTAGGATTAATTAGATTTAAAGGGGAAGATGCAGGAGGCAATGAAACAACCTATGCTCAAATCGTTGGGTTTATTCAAGATGAAGCAGGGGGTGCTGAAGATGGAACATTCAAGATTGAAACATTAATCGGTGGTTCTTCTCAAGCACGTTTAAACATGGAATCTACTAGTACTGTATTTAATGAAGGCTCTCTTGACCTAGACTTTCGTGTTGAATCAAATAGCAATGCTAATATGATTTTTGTTGAAGGTAGCACCGATAGAGTTGGTATAGGAACTGCAACATTAGCTAATAAACTTGAAGTAGATGGTGGCTCTGCTGAAACAAGATTAAGAATATCAAGCACTGGTACTGACCTAAGAGAAGCAGGAATAATATTAGCAAATAGCAGTAAATCAAATGACAATGATGGAATAGTTATAGCACATGGGGGAGCAGCTACTACCTTTGATGACTTAGGTGGTAACGAGCTTATAAGAATAGCTCAAAGTAGCAATAAACCAAAAGTCGGTATAGGCACAAATAACCCTAACAGTGAACTTCATGTGGAGGGTGCGGCTAATCCAGTATCTTTTATTCGCCAAACAAGCACGTCAGATGATGCAGGAGTAATATACAGACACGACAGAAGCACTGGTGGTCAACAGGGAAGGCATTTGTCATTTACTCAAACAAATGGTACAGAAGTTGGTTCTATTTCAGCACATGGTTCAGCAACATTTTTTAATACTTCTTCAGACTATAGATTAAAAGATAATATAAGTTATAGTTTTGATGCAACCTCAAGACTGAAGCAATTAAAACCATGTCAATTTAATTTTAAAACCAATACAGATACTACAGTAGATGGTTTTCTTGCACATGAAGTATCGTCAGTAGTGCCAGAAGCCATCAATGGCGAAAAAGATGCTACAAGAGATATTGGCACAATCAAAGATGCAGAAAATAATTTAATAAAAGAAGATGCTTATGAGCATGAAAAAAAAGAAAATCAAACTTGGACAAAAACTGGAACAGAAAACGTATATCAAAGCATTGACCAATCTAAGCTAGTGCCTTTACTCACAAAAACCATATTAGAATTAGAAGCACGTATCACAACCCTAGAGAACGCATAGCATGGAAATGGATGCAATGTTATTCTGGAACATAATCCTGACTATGGTCGTTGTACCATTCGGCTGGGCATTTAACAAGATGTTTCAAGAGGTTAAACGCATACAGATACTCTTGAACAAGACACGTGAGGACTATGCACGTAAGGATGATGTGAAAGATGATATGCACAATCTTATGGATGCACTCAAAAGATTAGAAGATAAGTTGGATAAGATATTGATTGGAAATAGATAATGGCAAGTCCACAACAACAAATTAAAGAATCATTTGCAAGGGCATTAGGATATGATGGACCTATGGAAGGTTTCAATAGTTTTATACAGTCTGACCCTGCCGCTTCTGAAAAATATAAAGGCATGATATCTATTGCTGAAAAGCAAAGAGAGATGGCTAAACAAAATATGATGAAGAGAACGCAGTCACCTAAACCACAGATGGCAGAAGGTGGTATGCCTATGGGTAGATTTCAACAGAATCAACAACAAGACATGGTTGGAGGTTATGTACCACCACCTACACAATCATTTAATGTGGGTGGCTTAACAACTCTACCTACTGCTAAACCACCAAGCCAAGACTTTCAAGATGTAACTAAACCTGTATATGACACTAATCCATACTTAGCAGATGGCACTACTCCTAACCCTAATTATGGTAAAGACACAGGAACTACCACTACCTCTGCTCCTAATATAGGAGAGATGGGTGCTCAAATGATAACAGCACCCGGATTACCTACAGGTGGTGCAGTAGAAGCAGTCGGTGTAGATGCAGGAACTAATCAATTTATATCTACTACAACAGGTGGTGTAACACCTAATGCTGTCGCAGTACCTACTACATTAGCTTCTACAGCTACAGCAGCAGGGCAAACTGCAACTTCAGCTAATCAAATAGACCCTGTTAAAGCAGAGACATCTGTTAATACAGCATTACAACAAACTCAAGCAGCTCAAGGTGTTGTAGGTGCTAATGCACAAGTAACTGCACAACAACAAGTTGCTAGTTCTGTAGCAGAGTTAAATGCCGCACAAGGTATTGCTACTCAAATGACTAATCCTGTACAAAGACAGGTTCAAGCAGGTGAATTAGTATCTCCTGTAGCAAATGCAGAAACAGCATCTACTTATGCAGAGCAGATTCAAGCCGCTACAGCAACACCTACAGAAAAAGCTACGGTACAAGGACAACTTGCTACTCTTACTGCTAACTTTGATGCAAGCAATCCACCTGCATGGGCGGCAGGTTCTTTACGTGCTGTACAAGCACAGATGTCAGCTAGAGGATTAGGTGCATCATCTATGGCAGGACAAGCCATGATTCAAGCTGCTTTAGAGTCAGCACTTCCAATAGCACAAGCAGATGCTAACATACAGGCACAGTTTGAAACACAGAATTTATCTAACCGACAACAAAGAGCAATGCTTGCGGCTCAACAGAGAGCACAGTTTATAGGACAAGAGTTTGACCAAGGGTTTCAAGCAAGAGTGCAAAATGCATCTCGTATAGGTGACATAGCTAATCAAAACTTTACTGCTGAACAAAACATAGCATTAGAAAATAGTAGAGCAGTTAACTCTATGAATTTAAATAACTTGTCTAATAAACAGGCTTTAGTTATAGCAGAAGCATCAGCACTTGCTAACATGGATATGTCTAACTTAAACAATAGACAACAGTCTGCTGTACAAAATGCACAGTCTTTTATGCAGATGGATATGGCTAATTTATCTAATACACAACAAGCTAACATGTTTAATGCACAGCAAAGAATACAATCTTTATTTACAGACCAAGCAGCTCAAAATGCGGCAAGACAATTTAATGCCACATCACAAAATCAAGTAGACCAATTCTTTTCACAGCTAGGACAACAGGCTAATCAGTTTAATGCTACACAAGTTAATGCACAAGAACAATTTAATGCAGGGCAAAACAATACAGTAGAAAGATTTAATGCTGAATTAAATAATGCACGTGATGTATTTAATGCACAGAACCAACAGGTAATAGCACAGTCTAATGCTAATTGGAGAAGACAGATAGCTTCAGCAGATACTGTAGCTGTTAACCGTGCTAACGAACTTAATGCTCAAAGCATATTAGGTATAAGCAATCAAGCTTATAATAACTTATGGCAATACTATGGTGACACTATGGAATGGGCATGGACATCAGCAGAGAATGAAAGAAGTCGTGTCGTTGATTTAGCCAAAGCACAGTTAGCCGCTGATGCTGATGCTGATATAGCAAAACTTAAGAATGATTATAATTCGTCTGCCGCTTTTGGTGGTCTTATGACTAAGTTTATTGGAGGAGCACTAGGATTCTAATGATTACTAACCCTATGATTATGGCACTAAATGGTGTACCAACTATTGAAGATGAAACAGAAGTAAAGAAGATGCCTTCTAAAGGATTACTTACTCGTACTATGGATTCAAGAAAATCTACAGGTAGTTCTCCTGATGATGTTAAAATGCGTGTAGCAAGATATGTACAAGATATACGTAATAAAAGAAAAGGTTTAAAAGATGCCTGAATTAAATGAAGTCGTACATGATGGTCCTGTAGCAGGTCAGTCTCTAACAGCAGAGTTTGGTGCTAGACCTTGGCAGAGTCCACCACAATATAATACACTAGAAGAAGCATTAGAGTGGTATGTACCTAGACTAACAAACAAAGCATTTACTACAGAGTTATTTGATATAATAGAAATGGGAATACCCTTAACTACTATAGCTAATAGCATGCAGTTAACAGCAGTTATGGAAGGTGTTCACTCTATTGATATAGGCATTTTAGTTACTCCTATAATAGTAGAGATGTTAGCATACTTAGCTGATAGCCAAGATGTAGAATATAAAACAGGTAATGAAGAGCCTGATGATAATGATACACCTAGCGAAGGCATGGTAGCTGCGGCTCTAAACAAGTTAAAGCAAGAAGAAGATAAACCTATCCCTGTTCCGGGAATAGATAGTGAGGTTACTGAAGAAGAAGAAGAGCCTAGTGGATTAATGGCAAGGAGAGCTTAATGGCATTTAGTTTAGCAGGATTTATTGGTGGTGCGGCAACTCAAGGTTTAAAGGACATTGAGGAAGAAGAACTACGTGTAAAGAAATTCTATGAGAAAGAACTAGATAGGTCTGTTGCAGAGCAAAGAGAAATGCGTAAGGACAGACGTAAGAAAGTAGAATCTCGTATGGAGCAGATAACTATGTTAGAGTCTTTCTTTGGTGGAGACCCACAAGCTAGAAACATGGCAGCTAAAGTTGTTGCAGGTGGTAGTGCTAACGTAAATATGGTTTTAAATACATTACAACAAGCTAGAAAGAATGGTGCATCACAAGCAGATATGTTTAAAGCAGTACAATTTATACCTGACAAGGATGCTCCTAATCAATCTTTTGAGACAGCTAAAGATGCCGCTGAATCTATAACAGAACTAGTTAAACCTGCTGATATAGGTGGTTTATCTACAGCCGCTTCTAAGCAAAGTAAAGGTCTGTTTAGTATGGCAGTTAATAAAGATAAGATATTTAATACTATGGTTAAAGAATATCAGGGTATGGGTGAACTTAAGAATGAGCCTACTGAAAAGGTTACTCAAGCATTAAAGGGTCAACTAAAAATAGACTTCTCACAATTACCTCAAGAAGTAAAATCATTAGACCAAACTTTAAATCAGGTAAGTTCAAAGATATCTAAATTAGATAAAGATAGTCCTGCTTATCAAACTGATTTAGATACATTAACAAATGAAAAGAAACGTATCATAGGTCTTATGAATGAGAAAGCTGTAGCATTAGAAGGAACACCTACTGATAGTTCAGCAAGTATTTCTGTATTAGGTACTAACTTAAATAATACTATAGCTGATGCTGAAAAACAAATAGGCTACGATAAAACTAAAAAGACTGCTATTCTCAATGGTAAGTTAGTTGCTGTAGGAGATGCTATAAAGCTACGTAATAAAGTTGTAGATGCTGCTAAGAAAAACTATCTATTAACATTAGTGGATGGAGCAGGTAGACCTCTTAACTCTAAAGCAAAGGTTATAATAGATACAAGACTAGGCACTGAATATAAAGAATTAGTTAATAAACTAGCAGGTAAAAAAGAACCTACTGTAGTAGAGAAAAAAGAAGAAGCTCAGAATAAAGAAGTTGATATAGCAACTAATCTAGGCTCACCTGAAGCTTACATAAATGATGCTAGAAAAAGAGGAGCATCTGATGCTGCCTTAAGAGTTATTCTAAGCACAGCCTATCCTAATGCTGACATAAATAAGTTACTTAAAAAATAGGAATAAATAATTGAAAAGCTCAAGTAATGCTTTCTTTGATTCCTTTAAAGAAGAAGATGAGGAAGTAGTAGAAGAAAATACAAACAATGCCTTCTTTGATTCTTTTGAAGAGGAAGAAGAAGAGGTAGTGCCTGAAGAAAAGGAAGAAACAAGTAATGCCTTCTTTAAGTCCTTTGAAGAAGATGAGGTTGAAGACACTCGCCCTGCTGTCGAACAACTAGAACTCCCTGAAGAAACCTCTAAAAGTTTAACTGAATTTGCTGAAGATGAAAACTTTATAGCAAATGTAAAGACGTATGCCAAATCTAGGTTTGGTGAATCAGGTGCTCAACAAGAAGATGAGAGCAATGAGGACTATGTTAAACGTTTCCTTACACATACTAGACAGTTTGAAACCAATTCATTAGATTTAGGTGCTCAAGTTGCATGGATGCGTGGTGCATCTGAACAAGAAAAAGCTAACTTTGGTAGAGTGTATCAAGAGATGGAAAGACTACCTGCTTTCTATGAAGAAGGTGGTACTAGTGTATTAAGTGCTGTAAAAGACTTTGGTTTATCTGTATTCACAGACCCTTTAACTTATCTAGGCTTTGGTGTAGGTAAAGTTGCATCTATGGGTGCTCAACAAGGAGTTAAGAAACTTGTATTAGCAGGAGCTAAAGAAGCCGCACTAAAACAATCCAAGAAACTATTTACAAAAGGTGGTCTAAAAGCAGGACTAGCTGTGGGTGCTACCGAAGCAGGTGTAGGTGTAATACAGAGCTTGGGTCAACAAGAAATTACACAAGAAGCAGGTATGGAACTTAAAGGTGAAGATGGTAAAGTAGATTATGATTTAGGTGAAGCTGCTTTATTTGGTACAATAGGTGGTGTACTAGGTTTTGGTGGTGGTGTAGGACTTAGTAGAAAGCTCTCAAAAGATGTGGCTAAAAAAGAAATAGCTAAACAAGAAGCCTTAGAAGCAGCAGAAGAAACTATAGAAGAGGGTGGGCTAGAACTATCAGAAGAAGCTATTGACAGAGTTAACAAACAGAACTTTAAGTTTGATGTTAATGAAGGGTATAAGGTATATGATAAACTTAATCCTGATTATGACATAGGTAAGCTTACAGATGTAAAGATAAAGAAAGATATACAAAATAGAGTAGGTCAGATAGGTGTACAGTTATTAGAAGAGATAGAACGTTCAGGTAAATTCAAAGATTTGCCTAAAGAAATACTTGCAGAGAAACAAGTTACTAAGTTTGTAGGCAGACTTCTTGTAGAACAGGGTGATATAATTGATGATGATGTGTTAGATGCTGCTATTAGTAGGTCAGGATTATCTATGGAGCAGTTTACACAGGCTCTTAATGCAGGTCAGAACGAAGCAGGTAGTATACTTGGTGGTTTTGGTAGAGCAGGTAAAGTATTTAAACGACTAAAAGAACTAGACCCTGAATTTCAGAAGAGGTGGGAAAACCTTTATGGTATAGAAAGTGAAACTGTTGGGGTTATGAGTAAAGCATATACTATAATGCAAAAGCTAGACCGAAACCGTAGAGCATTAATGGTTACACAATTATCTACCACCATACGTAACGTAGCTACAGGTGGTATGAGATTAACTATGGAGATGGGTGCTAATGCCATTGAAACATCCTTATATCATCTAGGTAAAGCAACATCAGCAGTGCTAAGAGGTGAAGGTAGTGTACGTGGTGTGCGAAACGGATTAAAGGATATGGCTAGGGATGCCTTTGGCACATTAGCTTTCATATCTGATTCAGGACAAACTAAAGATATATCAGAAGCATTATTAAAACATAATCCTAGATTGTGGAGACAGATAGATAGGTCTTTACAAGAGGTAGGTGCAGATAATAATGATGACCTATGGAGATTCTCCAAGTGGGCAAACAGTTTAAACATGGCACAGGATAGGTTCTTTAGACGTGCTGTATTCTCTGCTTCTGTGGATAAACAGATAAGAAGAACAGGACTAAAAGGTTTAGGTGGTGAAGATGCTGCAGGTGTAGCAGAAGCATTAGCCACAGGTAAATCAGTACCTGCTAGTGTATTAAAACAAGCTACAGAAGATGCCTTATCTTTTACATTCTCTCGTATGCCTAAAGCATCTAAGGGTAAGATAGGTGATAGTATTGCTCACCATTTCATAAAGTTTAATGAATCACTAGGACCTCTTCCCGGACCTGTTGGTACTGCCGCATTTCCTTTTGCTAGATTTATGGCTAATGCTATGCAATTTCAGTTTAGTTATAGTCCGTTAAGTATACCTGCCGCAGCATTTAATACTGTAGGTGGTGCAACTAAGTACATTAAGAAAGCTATCACAGGTAAGCCTGTTGAAGGTGCAGAAGCACAAATGAGATTAGCTAGAGAACAATTCTCTAAAGCTACTGTAGGTAGTGCGGCTCTTATGGCGGCTATAAAGTATAGAATAGATAACCCTGAAATTAAATGGTATGAAGGTGAAAAGGAAGATGGTAGAACTGTAGATTTAAGACCCTTCTTTCCTATTACCCCTTACTTAGCTGTAGCTGATGTTATTGTAAGACTTGGTGAAGGTAGAGAGATTGATACTAAACAATTAATAGAAGGATTAACAGGTGCTCAGTTTAGAGCAGGTGCTAGTTCTTACATGATTGACTCAGCCTTTGAGTTCTTACGTGCTGATAATGGTAATAATATACAGCAAGAAAAACTAGGTGAGTTCTTTGGTGGTTATGTGGGTGAAATCTTCGGAGCATTTGCTACACCATTTAGAGTAATAAGAGATATAGATGCGGCTTTCAGAAAAGATAGTGCTGTCGTAAGAGACTCTAGACAGACTGAAGGCAGTGGTGCATTAGAACGTGGATTAAGTGCAGGAACAAATGCCTTTCAAAGAAATCTACCGTTCCTTACTTCAGACTTACCTGCGTTACAAAGTCCTACTCAAGAAGGTGATATAATACAGCAAGACCCTTTAACTACTCAGTTAACAGGACAGAAGATGACAGCTAGAAGAACAGCAGTCCAAAAAGAATTAGTAAAGCATGGGTATGAAGATTATCAAATAATACCTACAACAGGCGATAAGGTTGCTGATGCATATATAAAGAAGTATATGGGTAAATTAGTAGCTGATAGTTTAGCTAACGAGATAGATTCAGATTATTATAAAGGTCTATCTAGGGTAAAGCAAGAAGCTGCTTTAAAGAATAAATTATCTCTATATAGAGACATAGCTAAGACGTTAGGTGAAGCCGATGCTATACAAGATAGTGATAAAGAAGGTAAAAGATTTACTCCATTTGATAGAGCACAATGGACAAGGATGAGTAAGGTAGGTAGAAAGCTTGCTGATGAGTACTATAAAGAAAAGTATGGTAAGAGTGTAGCAGAAATGCAAAAGGAAGAGCCTGACACTAACCATTTTTATATAGGTAAAACTATTGGTAATAGTTTAAGTACTGCTTACCAATAGTATATATTGTTATCTGTCATCTCCTGACCCTGCAAGTGTACCACGTTCTTTCCTATCATGCAATTTCTCTAAGTTCTTTTTCATAATAGTATTTAAACTAACACCCAACTCACTAGCTAATACAGCACAGTACCAAAGAACATCACCTATTTCATAGGCTATGGCTTCTTTGTTTCCTTTGCCATCACGTATTATCTTCTTTACCTTACCTGCTACCTCACCTGCTTCACTAGTCAAGCCTAGAGCTAAATACTCTAAGGCTTTTTCTTTTGGGAAAATAGCAGTCTGCCCTGCTCGTGCTTCATAGAAGTCAGCAGTCATAACTTCTGCAATAACTAAGTTATCCTGCATGAACTTCTTCGCTTCTTCTTCTAGCTTCAACATTCTTCACCTTCTTTAATTGCTGTGCATATGCAGAATTATAACCTCGTTGCCACTCTCTATATTGCATAGTGTTTATATTGTATGGACTTTCAGTCGCTATAATTCTTGCTCCATTAATGTTTCTCACATACTGCTTACCCTTGAAGGCATTGAACCCCCTGTCGAATTGTATTCTCAAGGGAGCATCATACTTACTTAGATTTGGATTTCGTTTCTTCTTCTGCTTTTGCATCCTCTTGTCTCCTTTCAAAAAACCTTACTAGGTTATTTAGTTTACCATTCTCATGTTCTAGAGCACCTAGTTCTTTTTCTATAGTCTCTACGATAGTAGGATGGTCTCCTATACCCACAGGATTAGTCATCATCGCTTCTATATTAGCTATGTGACCATTTATCTGTCCTGATATCTTACTCTTTAATGCTTGTAATATCATCTCTCTCATTAACTTTCTCCTTTAAATGTTTTTAAAACGTCAGACGAAAACAACTTATCAAGTTTTAGTAAATACATTCTTGATGCGTTGTGGTCTCCCCCTGATACACTTCTCTTGTAGTCTAATCCATTGATTAGCTTCTTGAGATTATCTACACTAAATACTAGTGTGCAGAATACATCTTTACCTATGCATAAATTATGAAACCAATAGTCGGCTTCTGTTGCATTGATACCACTAGGCTTTCCATATGACTGATACTCTATAGCTATGTTACCTGTCTTTTGCCACTTATCTCTTTCACTTTTTACTTCTATCTTCTTATCTTGTAACATGTCTGCTACAAATTGTTCCCTTACTTTACCATATTCTAGGTCTATGTCAAACTTTTTTCTGTCTTCTTTACTTGGTGCTAGGTTTTCCATGAGCAACTCCTTTCGCTTTGGGTTTAAGATGTAATAGTTCTCTTATGTGTAGCTTCCTACCCTTGAAGAAAACAATTAAGTTTATTGTCGTATTTATGCTGATGGCAATGAGTAACCACCACTGCCACCATATTAGTTCTGTATTTTCTAACATCAACTAGCCTGTATGTCAACCATCTCACACGCATCTGCTGTGCAAGCTAATTCCCTTCCACCACTAGTAGTGTCTTCTTTTTCGTAGTCTGCTAACTTAGACCAATCAATAGACTCAGGCATCTTCTTGTATGCCTGTTCATACTCTTCACCTGTTATGTCTTGATAGGGTGCTTGAGCATATGTATGGTCACTGAAGGGCAGGAAAGATATACCTGATACTTCATCAAAGTTATCATATACCCATGCTCCAACTCTCATCCACTCATCTTCCTTAACAGATACAGTGACAGAAGGTTTATGCTCACACCAATGCCTTTGAAACATAAGCCAATACTCTAGCTGTTCAATAGCTGACATAGCTGTTCTAGTGATAGCACCTGAAGGTGACTTCATAGGAAAGCTAAACACAGTTGTGCTGTCAGGCTTCATAACATCAGGCTCACTAGGTATGCCACTATCCTTCATAAACTGTGTGAGTGGGTCTTTGTTATCACCACGTACAGTCCTGATGTAGTAGTCATTATGTCTAGCATGAATACCTGAAGCACTGTCAACTAATTGACTAACTGTACCACTAGGTTTGACACAAGTTATAGCAGTTGACTGTGGTATGCCTAAATCTTTAGCAATCTTCTTATTAGTTTCTACTGCTACATCTCGTAGTATCTCTAAGATTTCTTCTGTCCATATAGGACAATCAAGAATACCTGTTAGAGAAACTCCTAATAGTCTTTCTTCTTCTGTATTATCTTTCCATACCTTACGTAAATACTTAAAGTTAGTAAGAGTAGACTGAAATGTACCAAGCACAGTAGCCATACGTACCTTTTCTTTTAAGGATACTAGGTCATCTGTGGCTCTACACACTACCTCTGTAAGATTACAGAACTGATAGGGTCTAAGTATAATCTCACTACATGGATTACAGCCGAAGTAATGGTCAGCATTGCGTCTACCATTCTCAAGTGCCTTAACTTTAGCGGCCTTGCGATTAAATATACCACGTTCTCCTGACTTAGATTCATACAAAGATGTCCACTCTCGCATGAATGTACCCATCTCAGGCTTACCTTTAAATGCTACAGAGTTATTGGCTAATGCTCTTTGCCCTTCATTCTCCCACCATTGACCTGACTTGGCATGTCTCATTTGGTCATCGCCTAAGTTAGACAAAGATATAAGAGCAGACCTACGTACACCACCCACAACTACTACTTCACCAATCTTACACATTATGTCGTGACACTCAATAGGAAATAGTCTTCTACCTTTAGCACCTTTAAACTTCTGTATGCAGAACTGAAACAACTCAACTAATGGTGCAGGTCCTGATGCTCTACCACCAAATGTCTTAAGCCTTGCACCTGCTGGTCTAACCTGTGATATATCCCATGTAGGCACTTGTCCTACATACAGCATAGCAATGAGTTCTCTTAGTGCTTTTGCCCATCCGGGTCTGCTGTCACCGACAGTTATGATAGTAGTGCTGTCCTCAAAGTGTTCATTAACTATAGGTAGCTTGTCTACATTCTCACGTTCTACAGAGAAACCAACACCTGTGCCACACATAAGTATGTACATACACTCGTCAAAGGAACGAGGACTATCTACAGGTATGTAGCTACAATTATAACCACCCACATGACACCTGTCTAAGGCAGGTCCTGCTGTCATTAAGGCTCTCATGCTAGGCATTACACCTAGAGACATTATCTGCTCTGTAAGCTTCTCTTTTAAAGCTTTACTGACTGTATAATTATAGTTTTTAACTAGATGATTATTCATATAGTCGAAGTATCTATCAACAGTCTCTCCCCAATTCTCTCTACGTTGTTCGTCATCCTTCCACCGTGCATAGCGAGAGAGTGCTATAAAGTTTTGGTAGTCGGTAGGTAAATAGTTCTGTATCATTTATGTCTCCTCACTAACTAGTTTCATATTCTTAATCTTAACACCTTCTATTTCATGGAAGGCTTCTCTTACATATTCTTCAATCTCTTCGCTGACCATACCATCGGCAGGTACAGCATACTCTTCAGGGTCTACAGATACTGTCATCATTATCTTAACTCTTATCATCGTGAACCTCAATGAGTTTATTCAGATACCACTGTGCTTTCTTGAGGTCTTCTACACCATTCTTGTATCTAAATCTCCATAGGTACTTAACTATATTACCCTGTAAGTAATAATCAAACCCATCAACTAACATAGCTTCTAAGGCATCAATAGTTTCAATACCTGCTTTGTTATAATGAATAGGACTATTAACCATATCTTGCATCTCTGTATTGTCTGATTGTGCCATAGCCTGTTTCTCCTTTTCTGCCATATACTTCATATATTCAATATGTCTCATATCTTTTATATATGCTTCTTGTGCCATTGTCAATGCTTAGTCTCATCTTTACCAAAAGAAATGTGTATTATATTATCATCTATTTCTGTGACTCGACTATCATTCTTCTTATCAGGTATATCAAACACATCTTCTATAGGTAGATGCTTGTTAGCTTCTTCTTCAACTGCATCTCTGAAGATTTTATTCTGCTCCATCAAAGGAACAGTAGCACATATCTGCCTAGTAAAGTTTAACATAGCTTCAAAGTCATCATCATTTAATGGATTCTTTTTACCTACCATGATACTAAGAGACACATCACCTGTCCACCCCTTACTATCTATGTGTGGTTTTATTTGTATAACAAAGTCTTCGTCTTCTAAGTATCTATCATTAATCATTTTAATCTCCTTACTTTTTTACCTGTAAATTTAATTATAGTAGGGTGCTTATTCTTACCTTTTTCTTTCAACCAATCTTCAGGTATTATCCTGTCATAGTATCTAAATCCATGCTTGTCACACCACTGTCCATACGTAGACTTAGCACCTTTACTTAGCTTACGTCTGCTATTCTCAAAGACAAATCTGATATCTAATCTTGGATGTTGTTTCTTAACAGCTAGATGTTTACGTCTATCTCCTGCAAGAAACCTTCCCTTTGTCTCAATGATAATGCCATTGTTTAATATAAAATCAGGGGTATAGGTTCGGTAGGCTAAGTCTTCCCATTCTATCTTGATAGATTCATAATCGTAATTATAATTTATCGTATCAAGAGCCATAGAAACTTTATGCTCTAGTCCACTCCTATACCCATACTTATAAGCAGCACGTGTTGCCTTGTGAGAAGGATACATTATGCTACCTTTATATACTGAACCATCTTAGGTTCTTTAGCTTGTGACTTCTGTGCAGGTAACTCTTTTAGAGTATCCCAACACGAGTACCTGAAATCACAGAAGGTGCAGTTCTTATTAAGAACAAGATTACCTGTAGCTTTACCTCTAAAGGTTTCTGCTTCAGGCTCAAAGCACCTCACTAACTCTTTAGCATTGGCTAGTTCAATGGTCTTCTCGATGTTACCTAAGACATGAGTGGTGTCTGCATTTCCTGCTGATACGTATTTGAATTGTCCATTAGACTTGTTCACTACCCACCAACCACCTATGTTTTTACCACTTGCTTTCGCATACCCAACGAGTTGACCTACGTAACCAAAGCTATCTCCACTAGCTACTGATTCAAATGAAGCAAACTTATTCTTGTATGACCAATCAGATGCAGACTTTATATCATCTACACAATCGTCAAGTACAAGGTCATAAGTTCCTTTTACGTTAACACCATTCTTTAGTGGCAACGTAACCTCTTCACTATCTTGATAATCTATCTTAGCTTCCTTCAATAAACCCTTGAAGATAGCTTCGACTATATCACCAATCATCATTGTCATTAGAAAACTATTACCTTTTGGTAATGCTTTCTCAGGGTGGTTCTTATCAAACCAAAGCTGACAAGAGGGTCTACCTATGTTAGACATACGTAGTTTAAAATCCCCTCTGTCATTCTTTGTTCCGAACTGACGAACCATAGCATCTTTTACATCAGATGCTACACCTTCAATAGTCTCCATTGACATCTGCTTCTTGGAAGCAAGTATATCTTCTAGTAACTTATGTATCGCCAATTCAGCACGGTGATTCATTAGCTTGCATCCACTTCGATAAAGTCTTCAACTATATCTTTCATGTCTGCATCTGCACTACCACCTACATTGGAATCCCACTCACTAACTATATACTGATTATAGTTCTGTATCCATGACATGAAGTCACCAAATATAACTTGGTCTTCATCAGTCAAGTCAATCTTATTGGCTACATCAAGTGTAGATACAGGTAGATAGAACACATTACCATTAGGTAACTTACGTTCTTCAGTCTCTAATGCTATGCTATGCTGAACAGGAAGTCTCTTCAACTGTGCCAACTTAGTAAAAGGTTGACCTACAGTTTTGAAAGCATCTCTATTATCTATCTCCCATATGAATGGTGTAGATTCAAAGGCTATCTTCTCACCCTTGGCATTACATGGGTCAAGTAAATCAACCATACCAAAGATAACACGTACTCTTTTAATCTGCTTGATTAAGTCTTGAGTCTTATCAGGCAATGCTTTGAAGTCTTGAATATAACCTGCTGGTTTACCACAGTTAAACCCACCTTGATTATCTTTTAAATCTAGGTTAAGTGAATCTGCCATAACAGTCTTGTGATAGATGCCCATAGGCTCACCCATCTTTGCGTTCATATTCTTAACGAACCTCTTATACATATACCTTTGCATGAAAGGTCTTATCTTGGCAGTCTTACTGTAGTAAGTATCACCATCAGGTATCTCAAGCTTATAAGTACCACCTTCAACTACCTCTACGTTTACATTCTTACCATTCATCTTGGTCTCACCCATGATTGCTGAATGGTTTATTCTGAAACGTGGTAGCTGTTGAGTCTTCTTATTATCTGAAGCCTTAGTACCTTCACCTGCTATCCCCATTGCTTTAGCCATAGCTTCGTAGTTATTTGTATCAATCGTTACTAAATTATTATTTTCCATATGTATTGCTCCTTTCTGTGAGTCAAATGTTTCATAGTTATATCAGCTAACATCTTTCGTGTCAAGCCAATTATCACCTATTTTTGCTTCAAGTAATAATGGTACATTGAACTCGATATTAAACTGTTTCTCAACAATAGATTGGAGACTACTGTTGAGTAGTTTGATGAGGTATAACACTTGTGTTATCTCATCAGGGTGTATATCAACCACCACAGAATCGTGTACTGAATTAACAATACATGATTTGTAGTTGGTTAATAAGTTCTCCATCTGTATAAGTACGATGGGAACTATGTCGGCAGTCGCAAAGCTTTGTACAGGATAGTTCTTTATCTGTGTAAAGAAGCTTACTGTGCCGTTCATTCTTCGTTGTACATCAGGAAAAGAAAACTCTCTGCCTGATGGTGTAGATATCTTGCCTGTCTCTAAAGCTTCTTTAGCCAATCTGGAGTGCCAAGCTTTGATACCTGTGTACTTTTTGGTAA